AGAAACTAGACAAAGATGGCCACAAGACATAGTTAAAAAAGCTCATCAGAGATTAAAACACAATTTCAAAACTTTCCAATCCATCATTAACAAAGACGCAATTGCGGCTAAAGCTAAGGATGTATGGGCAAGAGTAACCAAAATTGGTTACGATGATTCTGTGAAATTATATAATCAAAAATACAAAGATTCTAATAAAATTAGAAAACTTAGTATAATAGAAGATCCAGAGGCGAAAGCCCGAGTGATCGCTATTTTCGATTATTGGTCTCAAGAAGCCCTAAAAGGGGTTCATGATATCCAATTCGAAATTTTGAGAAATAATTTATCTCAAGATAGAACTTTTACACAGGATCCAATAATTTCTAACAAGGAGGAAAATGAATCATATCATAGTATCGACCTTACGGCCGCTACTGATAGATTCCCAATTGAAATCCAAGAAAATCTAATAGAATCTCTGTTTAACAGAGACTTTGCTAGATCTTGGAAATCAATCCTTGTTGATCATGAGTTTTATGTTCCGTGGAATGATACAACTGTTAAATACAATTGTGGTCAACCCATGGGAGCATATAGCTCATGGTCTACCTTCGCAATTTGTCACCATCTAGTAGTCGCATATGCAGCAGAATTAAATAACATATCAAACTTCAAACAATATATATTGTTAGGAGATGATATAGTAATTTATAATGATGCAGTTGCACAATCATATAAAATGATTATGCAGCGACTTGGTGTGGACACAAGTCCACACAAAACTCATACTAGTAAAACTACGTATGAATTTGCCAAAAGATGGTTCCAAGAAGGACAAGAAATTACAGGAATTCAACTTAGAGGTCTTCTAGATTCAATGAATAAATATCATTTGTTATATCAAATGATTTATACATTGTATTCAAGAGGACAACACTCTATGAGAGCTGTAACAAAAGTGGATTTGATCCTTTCTCTTTATAAACGAATGGGTACATACTCAAGAATGAGATCCTCTTTAAAAGTTAAACTTTTACAGATGGATGCATTCCGAAAATATATAGATCATAATGATACACATTCAATAATGAACGTGATCAAAATGAGATATACATCAGATTATGTACTACCCGTTTATAACGAGAGAGAATTAGAGAATCTGATTTTGACATATATATATCAAAGTGCAGATAAACTAATTCAAAAAGGAACAGCTGAAGCTATTAATTATGAAACTGGTTTATTTACCGGTCCATACTTTAATAAAATCGCTGAAGCATTCGCAAATCCTTACGATTTGTGGACGTCTCCTACCTACTTGATTATAGTTTCACCATTGGCAAAAGCTATATCTAATAGACTTAAAGTCTTAGCAGAGTCACTTCGAATAATCGAAAGTGGGTCTGTAAAAGACATGATCCAGGTAATATCATTACCAGATCCGTCTATGTTGGAAGCAAGAACGTCTGAACGACTAATTAGTTCCGAAGCTGCATTAGCAGCACGGTTCTTCGATACAATCGAAGATTTTACTAAAGGTCGTCCAACTTTCTATCAAGAAAATCTATCAAGTACTGTTGCGAGCATGGCTCACACAGCAATTGAACAGAAAATCTTGAATTCTAAGAAATACTTGAACCACGGTTTGATTTAACCATGATTATAGAGCTTAGTAGGGGAATGCGCGGTCATAATTTCAGTTATGATCCCTGCCTCCCTATTAAGACACCATTTGCAGGTATTGCTTAAAATGAAAGCCATAATCCATCTCTCTCACGAGACATGGAGCTTATTATGAGCAGGATTATTTAAGCGGGCCTCAAGTTTCATAACTACTTGAG